GATGTGAAATGCGGGCACATTGGCACGGACGGCAGGGCGATCTATCCGAGATTGGCAGGTTACGAAAACATGGCAGAGGTCAAAGTATTACAGCAGTTCTACTACAAACAGCCGTACAAGCCGGGCACGATAGCCAAAGTGCCTGATGAGAAACTGGACGACTTCTTGCGGGCTGGGTTTGTGGAACTTATCTCATTTCCGGAAGAAGCACCGGCGGTGAAGATCACAAACAAGCCGACCAAGAAATCCTCCAACGCTATCAAAGATAAGATGGCTGAAAAGCAGAGTGCGAAATGAGTTACGCAGAACTGATACAAGTGAAAGACTACATGGGCATTAACACCGACACGGATGACGTGCTGCTCATGCGGTTACTTGACAGTGCGAGCGGCATCATAGACGCGTCTACGGGGCGAAATTTCAGCGCAAAAACCGCCTCTTACACATTTGATGCAGAGAATATCAAAGGCAAGATACTGCTCCTGGATTCGTACGATCTGCTGACTGTGACGAAGCTCACAAATGGGGACGGTGACGAAATCGCATCCGCAAACTACGTTCTGTTACCGCGCAATACCACGCCGAAATGGCAGATCAAACTCAAGTCCGGCTACGACTGGGAATTCGATGACGAGGACTCGGTTATTACGGTTGCGGGAACGTGGGGTTATTCTGCCACACCGCCCGATGACATTGTGCATGCCTGTATCAGGTTGACCAGTTTTCTGTACCGGCAAAAAGACAACAGCAGCGATACAGACAGACCGCTTGTCACGGGTGACGGGGTGACCATCATGCCGTCAAGTTTGCCGTCTGATGTTACAGCGATGCTGAAACGCTACCAGGTGCGGATATGAGCAACATCCTGACTGCCTACGACAATCTGGCAAAAGTGACGGTCACGACCACCAGCGGGAAAACGCCAAAGGTCTACAACCTGACAGCCTTGCCGGAATCGCTTACCACCGCGCACTTGCCTTGCCGGTTGTTATTGCCGTTAGGCGGAATGCCGGGGGAAGGGCGTGACGGTCAATTTCTGGGGATAGGCGCAAGCGCAACAATGCAATGGCAGGTGAACGATCTGATGTTCTGGCAGGCAAGCGAACAGGGCGTTGGCGTGAGGGAGTTTGCGGGAGAACTGGTTGACTATTGCGGCAAGTATGCAGAGGCAATGAAAGGCTACAAATGCCCGGCATCTGACATGGTGCTGGACGGCTGGAGTGTCACACCGGGTGAATTTGAATATCCGCTGGGAAGTGGACGGTATTATGCCGCTGTGAGATGCCAGTTGATGATCACGGAGGCAATATGAGCAAAATATTGTACATCGGGGGCGGTTATTTCATCGGCTTACCCGCAAGGGATTTGACCGAAGAAGAATGGGCTGCTATCCCGAAGAAAGAGCAACGAATGATCCTGAAATCCGGGATTTACGGAATTGAAATCGAAGAGAAAAAGGCAGAGGTAAAAGACAATGCTGGATAAATTAAATGTACTACAACTGGGTTGGCAGTCTGACTTTGGCACTGCTAACGGGACTGCGACAAAGAAGTTGTCTCGCGTTTCCAGTTTCAGTTTGAAGCCGGAACTTGAAACACGGGCGCTTGACCAATTACGGGGAACGCTTGTAACCCATCAAACAGCGCTTGACCATTACGCGTCCAGCGCAACCTTTGAAAGTGCTGACACCACCTTTGAAGAGATCAACTATTTTCTGGAAATGCTGTTTGGCACGGACGCGTCTGTCACAGGCACGGCCGCGCCTTATGTGCGTGATTATGCCGCGCCGACCACAGCACAACCGACCCCACACTTTGCGACCTTGCAATTCGGGCAATCGGGCGCTGTCTACCAGATGCAGGACGCCTCAATAGCAAGCCTGACATTGAGCGGTGCGACTAATAGCGGTATCCAGGTTGGTGGCTCGTTGATTGGCGGGAAGGTTGGGGCTAGCACACTGACATCCTTATCCGATTCGGACACTGAAACACGACCGACCGGCTGTATGTCGGCTGTGGCTGTTTCGGCTTGGGACGCGGCAGATCCCGGAACTTCGGTGTTGGCTTCGAGCGCGTTTGCGTGGGAGTTGAGTATCAATTCCAACCGCGAATATCGAACCTATTTGGGCTCATGCACACCGACCGCCTATGCTGATGACGCATGGACGGGGCAATTGCGCTTATCGCTCGAATATAACACTTCCACCGATGATTTTGTGAACGCGATTTTGGCTGCATCCAACACAATCTTGGAAAAACAGATCGAGATCGAGTACAAGACCGGAACGGCTGGAACAGAACGAATCGTCAATATCCAGTTTGCCGGACATACCATGCAAGCGCCCGAACTGTTCCAGAGCCGTAATGGCGTGTTGAGCGTGGACCTGGTATTTGACGGCGTATACAACCCGACCATGAGCAACTGGCTGAAGATCAGTACATCCTCTGCTCTGGCAGCGGTATAGGAGTTTTATGGAATTCGAGCACAAGAAATTTGGCAAGTGTGAACTGGTAGATGTAAACCAAAAAGAACTCGAAGACTTCATGCGTGAGATGAAGGGCAAAGAGAACGAGCCGCTTTCTGTGTGGCGGGGGGAAAGCGTGAGAGCATCGGCTCGACTGGGGATACTGGTTGAGCCTGCTCTCACGGAGGCGGACGTGAACGCTTCGAAACCCGGCTTGGTACGCTGGCTTTCCGACTGCATCAACGAGATGCTTGGGGAGGCAATGTCAATTGACCCTTTATCCTGATCGAGACTGCAGATTATGCGTTAGGTGATGGGGCACCGCCGGACTTGCTCTTGCTTGCGCTGGACTGCGAGAAATACCAGGCGCTTCCTGTGAGCGGCGGCGTGTGGGAACAACCGGCTGGGCTGTTAGCCAAAATGCGCAAGGTCGTGAACGTGTACCGAGCGTATCAGGTCTGGCAGAATCAGGGCAACCAGCCGGGCAGCACGGCAAAGTGGAAACGGGAAAATAAGGCGATATGGGACATCATCGAGTGGGTGGAAGAATTGAGAGATAGCAATGGCTGATCTGAAAATCGTAATTAGTGCGCTGAATAAGGCAAGCGGTGACCTCAAGACAGTCAAGAGTGATATTGAGGGAATTGGCGATGCAGGCAAAGGCAGTGATGGAAAGGTAAAAGATTTTGGCGAGTCTCTGTTAGGTATCGTTGGAACGGCGGCAACCGTAGTAGGTGCTCTATACGGCGTGAAGGCTGCCATTACCGAAGTATTTGACGCGGCGAAAGAAGGCGCACAACTCGATTACGCGGCTGATAAATTCGATCGTCTTTCCACCTCAATAGGTACAACCAGCCGCTTGTTGCTTGAAGATATGAAGGAAGCTACAAGGGGTGTCATCAGTGACTTTGAATTAGTCGAGCTTGCTTCTACTCTAATGAGTTTGGGGCTGGCAACCAACCACGATGACGTTGTAAGGTTATCGAGCGTGGCTGGAGCGCTTGGAATGAACATGAACCAGCTCACGCTTTCGCTTGCGAACATGTCTACTGCAAGGTTAGATCAACTTGGATTAAGCGCTGCCGCAGTAACAACAAAATTCGAGGAACTGAAGAAAGCCGGAATGCCTGAAGAACAAGCTTATTTTGAGGCGTTTGTTCAGGCAGGCGAAACAGCGATACAAACAATGGGGCACGTTGCCGATTCCGCAATGGGGATATATCTGCAATCAGACGCGGCAATGCAGACCTGGCTTGACAACCGCAAGCGGAGTTTTGCGGAAGACGGGAACGTTGTCTCTTCGTGGATGGAAGACTTCAACCGCGCCTTTGAGCACATGAACACCGATGATGCGAACAAGGCAATTATCAAGTACGCGAACAGCATCGGATTAGTGTCAGATGCTGAAATGAAATGGGCGAATATGCCTATCATCGGCACGGCTGCAGAACGAGCGTCTTTTGTTGAGCGGTTACTGCCAGAAATTCAGGCGTACGAAGAAGCAATAATGGCAAGCGCCCAAACTACAGATGATTGGGCGAATGCAAACTATGAGGGTGCGGGGGCAAGTCTACAGATGGCAGAAGCGCAGGCTCGAAGCGCTGTTGAAGTTGCCTTGCTAACTGCTGAAATGGAACGTCAAGCCAAAATCCAGGCGGAACTTGCGGACGCGCAGCTTGAACTTGATATTGCTATCAAGACTTTTCATGAAAGCGTGGCTGGGGATTTAGCAAAAGGCTTACGGGATGCAGGGCTTGAAGGTGAAGACCTTGAAAAGCGGTTGGGTATTCTCGATGAGATGTTTGGTACGTCATACACTATGGAGTACAAACTTGAACTTGCGACAGATGACTTACTGCAAACTTTGATCAATGATCCAGAGGGTTTTGCGGCAGAATTTGCCGAATTTGATAGCGTATTTACGCCATTGATAAGTTCAGTATCAGAAGCGCAAGGCGTTGTTGATGACTTACAAAGCAGCATTAGTGCTCTTGAAGGACAATACAACGTCATTGTAAGAATCACGCAGGTAGGCGATATTCCTACCATACCAGGAACTGGCGCAACAGTTGTGTGGGAAGCCGTAGGCGGCAACGTTTATGCTGGCAATCCATACGGCTGGCAGGAGTACGGCTATCGAGGCGAGTTGTTCGTCCCATCGCAGGA